AACACCATGAGCACCGAGCTACGCCGCCGCGGCCTGACCTTCGCCGATCTTGGGCGCGCCCACGGGGTGAATTGCCGCGCTGTACGCGATGCGCTGTATGGCAGCGCGCCCAAGTACGAAAACATCATCGCCGATGCGCTCGGCCTGGACCCCGCGCAGATCTGGCCGAGCCGATACACCGCGGAATGCATCGCCGCCAACCCCTGGCGCCGGGCGGCCCTGGCCAGCGTGGGACACCCCGCCGCATTCCTGCTGCCGCCTGCCAAAAGCGCGGAAACCCGCGTTACTGAAGGACATTCTAGCGTCCAGAAGGGTGGGCGCAATGTCCGCCGCGCTGACAGCGTGGGTGCCGCGTAAGCGGGATGGACGTGGAGATGGCCATGGCACGTCATGACGACACCCGCACGGGCGACCTGTTCGCGCTGCTGCCGCAGCCTGCGGAGCAGACGCCGGGCAGCCAGTGCTATGGGGTGGAAGTGGCTCATCTGGTGAGCCAGGCGCTGGCCGGCGCAGGCTGCGACCGCATGGACGTGGCCGCGCGCATGAGCCGCCTGGCTGGCCGCGACGTTTCCAAATACATGCTGGACGCGTGGAGCGCGGAGAGCCGCGAGGCCTACAACCTGCCGTTCTACCTGGCGCCGGTGCTGGAAGCGGCGTGCCACACGCACCTGCTGACGCAGTGGCTGGCGGACCGCCGCGGCTGCCGCGTGCTGGTGGGCAAGGCGGCGCTGGACGCCGAGATCGGCAAGCTCGAACGCATGCGCGACGAGGCGGCGAAGAAGATTCGCGCGCTCAAGAGCGCGATGGGAGAGCTGGGCGATGCGTAAAACACACTACACCTGCCGGGAATTGGCTGAACTCAAGCTGCCTGATTGCCCAACCACAGATGAAGGCTGGCGGCTTACCGTCTCTCGTGAGGGATGGCCGTGCATTGAAAGCAAAGGTCGCGGCCGCGGCGGCCTCCGCCGCGAATACGCCCCCCCGCCGCGCATCGCCAAGCTGATCGACCGCGCCGAGGGGATCATCGCCGCCGGCGAGCGCGCCCTGCGCGACCATGCCGTGGTGGTGAAGGTGCGCGCGGACGTGGCCGAAGAGGCGCGCCTTCGCCAGCAAAAGGGTGAGCAGGCGCTGAAGGCGCTGGCAGAAAGCCTGACCGAAGGGCAGCAACAGCGCTTTGATGGTCGGTGGGGCATCGTCCAGGGCTGGGAAGTGTGGTTCGTGCAGGCCCAGCCGATCAAGCGCAAGCGCGGGCAGGAGGTGTTCTGCAGCCTCTACAACGCCGGCACGCTGCCCCCGTTGCCGCAGATCACCGAGGCGGTGCGCGCGGCGTTCCCGGAAATCTCCGCGCGATCGCTGGGGCGCTGGGAGTCCAAGTTCAAGACGCTAGGGCTGGCCGGGTTGATCGACAAGCAGGACGGCGCGCTGATGCGCGGCGTGAACGTCTTCACCAAGCAGCCGCCGCTGCATGAAACCACCCTGGCGCTGATCAAGGCGCGGCCGACCATCATGCCCCACGACCTGCACGCACTGCTGGCCAGTGCGGCGGTGGCCCCTGAGACGGGCGAGATCCTGTTCGAGGCACCGAGCTACGACGCGACCTACCGATTCCTGAAGAACTGGCAGGACAAACACCCGGAGCTGCTGACCGCGCTGACCAGCCCGGACGAGTGGAAAAACCGGTGCATGAGCGCGGTGGGCAACGCCAGCGAGGACGTGGTGCGGCTGAACCAGCGCTGGGAGATGGACGCCACGCCCAGCGACTGGATGCTGACCGACCCCGAGACCAACCAGAAGCGGCGCTACACCTGCTCGGTGGTGATCGACATTTACAGCCGGCGGATGCTGGTGGTGTTGAGCCGCACGCCGAAGGCGCAGACGCACATGTTCTGCCTGCGGCTGGCGTTACTGGCGTGGGGCGTGCCCGAGGAAATCGTTACCGACAACGGGCAGGACTACAAGGCGCGCGAGTTCCAGATGGCGCTTGAGGCGCTGGGCATCAAGCAGCGAGTGACGGCGCCCTTCTCGCCCTGGCAGAAGCCGCACGTGGAGCGCGGCATCGGCGTGATGCTGCACAGCATCCTGGAGCTGCTCCCGAACTTCGTCGGGCACAACGTGGCCGAGCGCCAGGCGATCGAGTCGCGCCGGGCCTTCAGCGAGCGCCTGTTCCAGAAGGACACCGTGGTCGAGCTGGACATGACGCCCAGCACCCTGCAGGGCCACATCAATGACTGGCTGCAGGGAACCTATGAGCAGCGCCCGCACGGCGAGACGAACGAAACCCCGTTTGCCCGTGCCGCGGCCTGGACGGGCGCGGTGCGCCGCATCGAGGACGAGCGCGCACTGGATGTGCTGCTGGCACCGCTGATCGATCCCCGCACGCTGCAGAAGAAGGGATTGCAGATCGACAGCGGCTGGTACGCCGCACCGGAGTTGTTCTCCCTGGTGGAAGTGGGCACCGAAGTGACGGTGCGCGAAACCGAGGACTTCGGCGCCGTGGTGGTGCACCAGGACGGCAAGTTCATCTGCGTGGCGATCTGCCCAGAGCGCAAGGGCGTGAGCCGCAAGGAACTGGCCGCGCACGTGCGCAACGCCCAGGCCAAGCGCGTGAAGGAAGACAAGAAGCGCATGGGCGCCGGGGCGAAGGTGGACCCCGATCGCATGGTGGGCGAGCTGCTGCGCCGGAAAGCCGCAGAGGCCGGGAAGCTGGCCACGCTGCCGGCGCGCGGCGCCCAGGCGCACCGCAGCGAAGGGCTGCAGGAGGCCGGCCGCGCTGCGCGGCGCATCGACCACGGCCGCGAGGCCGCGCCGGTGGCGCCTGACCTGCAGCGCCGCCTGGATGCGCGCCGCGCCGAGCGCGACAACCCGCCGCCCGTGCCCGACCCCGAACAGAAGGTGGTGCACATCCCGGAGACGCCGGAGCTGCGCTTCCGCAAGTGGCTGGAAATCAACGCAATCGCAGAGAGAGGAGAGGTGATCGACGAACCGAAACTGCAGAAGTGGTGGGGGATGTACCCGCAGTCGTCGGAGTTCGGCGCGCTGATGCGCCGGCACCAGGCAGCTGGAAACAACTCGGGCACGACGGCGGCACACGGCGTGACCGTCAGAACCGCAAACGGAGCTTGAGTCCCGATTATGAAGATGAACGAACCCTTGAACAAGGCGCTGCCCGGTGGCGTGGTGCCGATTGCCTCGCTCGACCTGGTGAGCGTGGCGCTGGAGGCGCTGATGACGCGCCACGCCAACGTGGCCGGCATGGGCGTGCTGTATGGCCCGCCGGGCCGAGGCAAGAGCATGGCCGCCGGCGCCATGGTGGCGCAGTACCGCGCCTACTACGTGCAGGTGCGCCGGGTGTGGAGCGTGAAGGTGGTGCTGCAGAAGGTGTTGCTGGAGATGGGCGTGGCGGCGCCGAACAAGGCCACCACGGCCGACCTGCTCGACCTGATCACCGCACAGCTGGCCAAGAGCGGGCGCCCGCTGATCCTGGACGAGGCGGACTACCTGATCCGCAGCGACAGCCTGATCGAGACGGTGCGCGACATCTACGAGGGCAGCAAGAAGCCGGTGCTGCTCGTGGGCACCGACGAGCTACGCGTGGGCCTGCGGCGCTGGAAGCAGATGCACAGCCGCGTTTACCAGTGGGTGGAAGCCCCGGCGGTGAGCCTTGCGGACGCGGCCAAGCTGGCCACCGTGTATGCGGCCGGCGTGCAGGTGGCGCCGGATCTGCTGGCCGAGATCGTGGCGCGCGTCGATGGGTCGGTGCGCTATACCTGCGTGAATCTGGCCCGCATCCGCGACGAGGCGCTGGTGAGCGGCGAAGACGAAATGACGCTGGCCAAGTGGGGCGGACGCGGCATCTACACCGACGAGAGCGAGGGGGTGGTGTGATGCGCCAATTCGTTACGCATGACAGGCGGCGCAGGGTTGTTGGGCCGATCGACACCCGCATCCGGCGAGTTGAAACGCTCGACGAGATCGTGATCCAGCTGCTCGACGTAGAAACAGGTGGCGTCCAGACAACGGTCTGGCTCGATTACGACGCGGCGCTCGGCTTCGCTCTTCGGCTCTTGAGGGAGTTGGGCAGCGAGTATGACGGCGCGGACGAAGCTGCGCGGCTGTTGGCGCGCAAGAACCTGCCTGCGGTGGCACGGATCTTCGATGCGTGGGGAAAGTATGACGATTTCGTGAAGGTCTGCGGCGCTGGCGCTGCCGTCTCGCAGTTCCCCGCGGGAGGGATCAAGCAATGAGCCGCCGACCCGCCCACCTGGAAATGACCGGCGGCAAGAGCCCGCGCCAGCGCGTGTGGGAGGCGATCCGCACGATGGCCGACCGCGAGGACGGTTTCACCACCACCGACCTCTCCCGCGCCAGCAAGGTCGGTCTGCCGCTGATCAGTGAGTACATGAAGGCGCTGATGGCCGGCGGCTTTCTGCGCCGCGAGGACCGGCCACGCTCTGGCGCGGCGCACCGTTATTGGCTGGTGAAGGACGTGGGCCTGGAGGCGCCGCGGTTACGCCGTGACGGCAGCGAGGTCACGCAGGGGCGCGGCAACGAGTCGATGTGGAACGCGATGCGCCACTTCCTGCCGACCTTCGACTTCCGCGAGCTGGCGGCCTACGCCTCGACCCCGGATCACCCGGTGTTCCCGGAGACGGCCAAGGCCTACATCGGCGCGCTGCACGCCGCGGGCTATCTGGAGGAGGTGGCGCCAGCCAAGCTCGGCAGCAGGCCGATCGCGGCGCGCTACGTGCTGCGTCACGAGATGAAGACCGGCCCGCGCGCCCCGATGGTGCAGCGCACGAAGGTGGTTTTCGACCCCAACCAGGGGCGCGTGGTGTGGCACGAAGAACCGAGCTGGGAGGAGGCATGAGCCTGACCGCCCTCACGCACGAAGCGCGTGCGCGTGCGCTCTCGCTGATCCGAGCAGAGGTCAGCGCCAGCAGCAAGGCAGCCGTGGCGATGCGGCTGGGCTATTCGCGCCCGGCTGTGTCGCGGCTGTTATCCGGCACCTACGGCGACCCCGACCAATTGCTGCGCACCGCCTTGACCGTGCTCGACTCAGTGGCCTGCCCCCACACCGGCCGCGAAGAGCCGCGCGCCTTGTGTGCCGAGCAGGCCCGCTCCGAGCCGCCGACCCACAACCCGTTCCGGCTGGCGCACCCGCACGCGTGGCGCCGTTGCGCCCACTTCGAGGGGAATCGAAATGAATGATTTCTTGAACTGGCTGCACGACGCCGCCGAGCGTGCCCTGCCCGTCGTGTGCGCCTTCGCCCTGGGCGTGGCCATCACCAGCCAGGCCGCCCAGGCCGAGGCCGACCTGCTGCGGGCCGCCGTGCGCCAGCTCGCCGACCAGGTCGACGCCACCCGCGTGGCCTGCGGCGCCGCCCCCGACCACGAGGCCGCCGCGGTGCGCTACGCCGCCGCGCCCACCGCCCAGGTGCAGCCATGAGCGCCGTTCCCACGACCGCCGAGCGCGTGCTCCAGCACCTCGCCGGCCACACCAGCAAGAAGCCCGCCCGCGAGGGCGACCTGCTCGCGCTGGTCGGCGGCGCCGAGGCCGACTTCTGGGCCGCGATCGAAGCCCTGCGCAGCGGCGGCGCGATCAACACCGCGCACATCCAGCGCGCCGGCGACCCCGCGCCCTGGCTCGCGCTGTGGCCCACCGGCCTGCCGGTGCAGCACCGCAGCTGGAAAGAACTCAACGCCCGCGGCTGCTTTGCCGTGCAGCACATCGAAACCCCCCGCCGTTTTCCGCAATCGCCTGCGGCCCGGCGCGACCTCGAGGAGACCCGCACCATGCCCAAGAACAAGCGCACCCGCTCGTCGGCCGAAGATCGCCGCAACCGCATTGCCGAACTGGTCCAAGGACGCCCGATTGGCCAGGGCATCACCGTTGCCGAGGTGGCCGAACAGCTCGAACTGACCACCCAGGGCGTCGGCTACCTGCTCGAAAG